TTTCATTTGCATTTTTTGTTCATATGCATTTACATATTCAGCGAGTTCCTGATAAGACTTATCAATAAAAGGTTCGATTTTATCTGTAGCCACTTTGTCCAAGAAGTCAACGATTTTGGATTTGTCGGTTTCATCTTTGAATACTTTGCCAACAAGTTTGTCAAAACGAATATACACCGAATCCGTATCTGATGCAATAATGTAATCTTCTCCATCTGTTTTAAGTATTTTATTAAGATACCCATTAAGAGAACGTTCAATGAAACGAATAGCAAATTGACCACTGGTAGTAATTGCTTCAGCGACCAAAATATTATAATACCTAAACCAGACATTACCAAGAGCACCATATGCACTATTAAGAGAAATCTTTTTAGCCATTTGTATATTATTAAATTTCGAAATTGTTTTTTTAAGTTTTGGGTCTTTAGTTCTTTCATAATCTTTCTTTGCTTCTAAAGTCAACTGTTTAAATTTTACCCTATCATCATACATTTTTTGCATGAGTTCAGGTAGAAAACCTTTAGTAGTTGTTTTAAACAAAGCTCCATTTGGTGTGAGGGTTACACCTTTTAATACTGATGTATCTACTTTTTTATCTAACATTTTATCAACAGTCATGTTTTTAACTTTTTGGTTTGCAACTAATGTTTCTGGTGAAATATTATATTGCATAATCAGATGTGGGTATAGTGAGTTTAAATCAAACGACATTACCCATTTATGTAAACCGACTTGTGGGTCTTTTACATATGCACCTTCAAACTTTTCAGATTTAGTTTGTTTTGTTTTTTGTGGGATAACAATACCCTTCTTTCGAAGTTCATTGTAAATTAATATATCCCAGTATTTAACTGAACCAAGTACATCCATATAGTTAACTTTGGCATCATAAGCCATAGTCAAACATAGTTCAATTAATCTCATTTTGTCTTCTAGTCTATCCACGATTTCTACATCTTGTATGTTGTAGTCAATGAACGATTGAAAGTCCTTTAAGTACCATTCTCGGAATGTTTCGTATGGATTGTCATCTTTAGACTCCCCTAGCTCTACATGTGCAATATGGTCAAGTTTGTAACTCTCACGATTACTATATGTAAACTTCCTATACAAATCATAATAATCTAAATGTGATATTCCTTGTATGTCAAATGTTTGATGTTTTCTACCCATTTTAAAAACTTCTCTACTTGAAACACTACCCCAAGGCGAAAGTCTATTTACTTCCTTTTCATCATATAAGTTTTTAATACGATTACAAATGTAAGGCACATCAAAAAATTCTGTGTTCCAACCTGTAAGAATATCTGGTTGATTTGATTGCCAGAAAGATAAAAACTCCTGTATTAATTTATATTCTGTATCACATTTTACATAAGTAACATCTTCTCTTGAATTTTTATAATCACCTATACCCCAAACTAATATTTGTTTATTCTGGTGATTTTTAATTGTAATTGATAGTAATGGTTCAATTGCTTTTTCTGGGTCTGGAAATCCATTTTCACATGCAACTTCTATATCCATAGTTACAACAAGAATTTTATCAATATCCCATTTTACATGATTAGGATATTCATCTGCAATATAATTATATTGGAATGTTGTATTACCAAAGATAAGATGTGGTTGGTCTTCATAAGACTTTAACCATTCCTTTGCCTCTTTCATTGTATCATGTTTTACAGGTGTGACAAATTGCCCATCAAGGGTTTTGTATTTGGTTTCTTTAATTACTTTACAGAAAAGGGTAGGTGAATATTTAACCTTTCGATTAATTCTTTCTCCATCCACATATTCTCTGACAAGCAGAGTATTACCCCAAGGCGTTACATTTGTATAAAAGTTCATAATATAAAGTCCAGTATATCTGGTTCAACAGGTTTTGTCAATGTTTATTTGTTTTCTTCTTGTAAAAATTCTTCTGCAGTTTCAGGATAGAATGAGTTTAGTGTTGCAAGTTTATCAGATGCATCTGCCAACTTGGTCATTTCTAAATCTACTGCCCCAACTATGTCTGGGTGTTCACCGATACCAACTGGGCTCTTTATGTAAACATCAATGTTTACTTTTGCAGCTGCTACTTCAGCTTCATATTTTTTTCTTAGTGCATTAATCATTATCTATTCTCCAATTGTTTCTATCTTTAAAATGTTCTAGTATTTCTTTTACTAATCCTTTTTTAAGTTTTTCAATACCACCAAAACCTGGCATACTATTTACCTCTAGTATATAAGGTTGTTCTTTTTCTCTATCTTTTGCTGGTATAAAATCTACACCAACTAATCTTCCTTCAACAGCTTCTGCTGCTTTTAATGAATCTCTTTTTTCTATTTCAGTTAATTCTATAGAAGATGATTCTGCACCTAGAGAAACATTACTTCTAAAATCTCCATCTGAAATAACTTCTCTTTTCATTGTGCCTAAAATTTTTCCATCAAGAACTATAACACGAACATCATAATCTATTTTTATATATTCTTGAATTATTATGGGTAGATATTTACTATACAATAATAACATTTGTACAGATGCGTGTAATGAACGCATACTTTCTATTATAACAACACCAACTCCAGTTTGTGTTCCAGTAGATGATTTTAATATAATTGGAAACTTAGTGTTTAATTCTTTAAATGCTCTTTCAGTATCTTCGGAATGTGCGATTGTAATTGTTTTAGGTGTTCTAAGTCCAGCGTTTTTACACATAATATCTGTCATGTTTTTACTAGCACAAATATCCCAACAATCTAAACTTGGAATAGTTAAAAACCCATCTAATTCTAATTCTGTTATCATATCAACCCAGCTTCTACTACTAGTAAAACCTATAGTTCCTAATCCTCTTGGCATAATAATAGTATTTTTTGGGTCTATTTCTATAGGGTCTTGATATTCTATTCCATCACCTTTCATATCTGGATATATAACTACACCATCATCATCAAATGGAAATGAATTAATATATTTTTTACCATTTTTTTCCGACAGATAACAACCAACAAAATCTACATTATAATTTTTTATTCCAGCAGATTTAGAGGATTTATTTATTAACTTTATTAATTCACCTAATCCAGTATCTTTAATATCTCTAACCATTTCACCAGAATGATTAAAAACAATTAGATTATAAGATTTTTGATTATCTTCTTCTGTTATAAAAGATTTAAATTTTTTAGTTATTTTCATTATATATTTACTCTGAGTTAGGTTGCCATTTACCTATTGATTCTTGTTTACCTTTATAATCTGCAAGTGCAGCTTTGATAGCATCTTCTGCAAGAACTGAACAATGAATTTTTACAGGTGGTAGTGCAAGTTCTTCTGCAATATCACTATTTTTAATTTTTAAAGCTTCATCTACACTTTGTCCTTTAACCCATTCTGTTAATAGACTTGATGATGCTATGGCAGAACCACATCCATAAGTTTTAAATTTTGCATCTGTTATGATACCATCATCACCTACTTTGATTTGAAGTTTCATTACATCGCCACATGCAGGCGCCCCGACCATACCAGTACCAACTGATGAATCTTTTATATCGAGTGTTCCTACATTTCTAGGATTCTCGTAATGGTCTAAAACTTTATCTGAGTATGCCATGTTATTCCTCTCTCTTTTTACCTATGTTATATTTAGTTTCTAATATCCACTCATCTTTTTCTTTAAAAGAAATTATTTTTATTTGACTAAGTGGTGCGATAGGTTCTGGTGTAGCTTTCATTTCTACTAATCCCCAATCACTTAGAAGTTTTACTATTGTATTTCTTCTTCCAATATCATTTTCTGATAAGTTTGTATCCTTACCATCAAGTGCAAATAATTCTTTGAAGTGAACTATAAAATATCTTCCTTGTTTGTGTAGTATATGACAAGACTGATATAACTTTTTTTCTTTTCTAGAAGCAACTCCGATACGAGATAATGTTTCTCTAATCTTTAGGAAGTCATCTGGTTCTTTCAGAAGAACCTCAAACATCTGCTCCTGTGTCCATTGTATATTATTTTCCATTTCTTCCACCTTTGTTCAATCTATCCATGATAGTATTTATTTGTTCATCATTTAGTATATTAAGAGCTGATTTTGCTTTTTCATTACTATATCCATAATACTCTTTAACACTTTCTAAATGTTTTTCTTTCTTCGCCTTCAACCAAGGTGTGTACCTTTGTCTTGTTCTAAGAGTATTTAGTAAAAAGTCAAACTGCAATTTCTTATCTGTCTGATGATGTATATTCATCTCATTTACTAGGAAGATAGTGTCTTGAAAGGGAGCAAGACATTTATTCACAATATAAGCAGGATATTTCTTTTCCCACTGTTCATCTTCACTATCCATAAGTTTTTCTTTGGAAGAATTTATAGCTTTTAAGTATTCTTTTAATTCATACATTTATTCTATACCCCTTTCTTTATAAGCAGGAAGTAAATCTTTCTTAAATTTTTTACCTCTACTCCATTGTGAAGCATCATAAGGTGACATGTTTTCTTTTAATACTTGATGAACTGCAAGTAGTTTTATTCTTTTACCTGATGGTCTGCCTATTTTATTTGCCTCTTCTGCTATACACATAAGATAATACATTATTAACCAATGGGCACATCTTATGGGGTCTGAATAATTTTTTGATATTTCATGTATTAATTTTACATCTTTATCTCTATTCTTAGAATTACATCTATCATCAGCACTTGCTAAACTATATACTTTTACAATATCATTGTAACCTAAATTTAAATCTTTAAAGTGTTCTAAAAAATCACAATCTTTGGTATTATTGTTTATAACTTTATTATTTTTATCAAAAATCACCACAAGATGATTATCAAATCTGCCTGGTCTAAAACCATATTTGTAAATATTATCATACATAATTATTTCTCCAACTTACGCCATGGTATAGTTTCTGGGAAGTTAATTTCGTTATACATGTTTACACCATCTCCAGCAACTTGTATACCACTTGATTTATTAAAACCTTTGTATGACATATTATATGCAATACTTCTTCTTTCACCAGAACCTAAAAATGGATATACTTGATGATATAAACTATTAGGAAATATTATACATGCACCTACTTTAGGTTGAAATGTAAATGAGCCTGTTGTAAAAATATTATCAGTATGATTAAAAGTAAATTCTATTTGACCATCTTTTAATGATTTACCTTTTATGTTTCTAGGTTTCATAGCTGGTACTTTTAAATATAATACTGCACTTATGTCGCAATGTGTATGAGTGTGTTGTGGATTATATTCATTTTCATATTGTGACACTGACCAGATAGACTGCATTTGAGTTTTAATATCCATAGCATCAAACAGATGACTACCAGCAGCATTTTTAAAACCTTGCTCTACATAACTTCTAGCTAGTGCATGAAATATATTCATAACTTTTTTTTCTTCTAACATAGAATGTGGAATTTCACTTTCAGTTGCAATTTGACCAGCGAGTCTATGACCCATATCTTTATTATCTTTAATTACATCAACAATTCCATTAAGTGATTTTATAATACCTTCTGGTAATTGTGCTATCATGACTAAAGGCCCAAAGGGTTTTAATACTTGGACATCTTTTATTTCCATTTCACATCCACCATAATTTCTGTTAGACAAGCCAGTAAGTTTATTTCTTGGTCTGCCACAAATGCTGACTGATACTGATACTTAGATAAGATAAGAACTGCATGAGGTATAGTACCGGCAG